TTTCAATTTGTTCGTATTCTACACGCTCACCTATTACAAACTGATGTTGATTTTTATCGAATAGCACGTCAACACGTACTTGTCCAAATGCATCTGGACGTATAACACCCCACTTGCCTGCAAATTTATAAACTTGACCTTTGTATACCATTGTATTACTCCTTGTGGGTATTTACTCATAAAAATAGGCCCCGGAGGGCCTATTTTGAATTATTAAGCTACGCTTATGAGAAGCTCAAGTTAGCTGTTGTAACTTCAACTTTCTCTAGGTAGTCAGCTGCATTACCGAGTGATGATGCAGTGTTTGACAACTCAACATATCCGTAACGAGTCATAAATGATACGACTGGCTCAAATGATGTTGGGTCAAGTACAACGCCGCTGCTCATTAATGGAATGTATGGGCAGTAGAACGCTGCTGCGTCTGACTCGCTAGTACCTTTGTAACCAACTAGTACATCATCGTCGCCTGCATATGTGTTCACATAAATTTTCATTGCGCCGTTTAGTGTACCAACCATTTTTGTGTTTGTTGGTGCTTCAAAAGTACCTTCAGTTGTTCTTGCGAACGCTGAAGTTGTTGCTGACTGTAGTACAGTCAAGATCGCTGGAGATACGACTGACCAGTTACCTGCGCCTCTTCTTGTTCTCTGTGCGATTCTGTTTGCTGCTCTGTTGATTAGAACTGCAAGTGCTGCGTGTTCGTCACCAACGAAAGTAGCTGTACCTGATACGCCTGCTTGGTTGTATGTATCAGTTCCTGTTCCTGCCAATGTTGCAAGTGATGCTAGGATCTCTTGGTCGATTTCAGCAGTAATTTCTTGAGCCAAAGCAGCCATAATTTCTGCTTCAACGTCAATGCCGTGCTGGCTTTGAGCGTCCTGAGCCGCTTCAAATGTCCAACGTGCTGACAACTTACGTGACTTAGCTTCAACAGTCTGTTTCAAGATCTGAATGCTTAGTCTGTTACCAGCAGCACCTTCTAGAGCCGCTGTAGCTGCACCTTTTGCAGTACTTGCGTCACCTGAATATGCTTCAGCAATTTTGAATGGTGAAAGTGCTTCTTCTCCAGCTACTGCACCGGCTGCGCCTGTACCTGCTGTGTCTGAGTAACGTACTCTCAATGTGTGGATTTGACCCACTGGACCTGTCATCGGCTGAACACCAACGATTTCGTTTGCAATCACTGTTGGCATAACACGTCTGATCACTGGTAGGATCACACGGTTAAGTGTTGCGATATTGCCGGCAGAGGTAGCTCCAGCACCTGCAGTCTCAGCCAAATACTTGCGTGTATTCTCAAGTGTTGACGCCATAACTGCTTTCTTATTGCCATTTAGGCCTTCAAGAAGTGCTGTTTTAGTCTCTTGCCAGCGACTTTCTAATAGTTCTGACATTGTTATCTCCTTAATTCAAACCAGCTAAACGCTTGATATCAACTACGTTGTTATCAGCCTTTGCTGCCATATCAGTTGTTTCGGTTTCCCTGTTGCCTGTTACTTCTTTTGCCTCTGCTAAAACTGCCTTCTTCGTTGGACTCTTGCCGTCGATAACTGCCGGTAAGTATTTCTCAAACTGTGATTGTAATTTTCCTGTTTGAACTGATTCTAACAAGTCCATCATTATTTCTTTCTGGTCGATGCTCAATGGAGCAACTAAACCATCAATTTTTTCTTTGCGTGACACAGATTCAGTGATCTTTTTGTTCTCTGCTGCCTGTGCTTCTGCAAGTTTGATTGCTTTAGACGCTGCTTCTTTTGCTTCTGCAAGCTGTTGGTCTTTAGTACCTACAACTTTTAGTAGTTTAGAAGTTTCACTCTTCTCGTTAAGATATGAGTGTTGATATTCATTAGCAAATGCTTCGAATAGCTTACGTCCAAAATCATTCTGGCGTGCTGCTTCAATATCTTCTTTCAGTGCTGAAATCTCTTTGGTGAGACCTTTTGACACTGTTTCTGATACCAACGCTGCACTTTTCTTAATAAACGTTGACTTAACGCTATTAAGATGTTCTTTGGCTTCGCGTACAAGACGTACTTTAGTTTCAGCCAAGTCTTTTTTGTCTTCGTAAAATTCTGCAAGTTCTTTAGCAAGTGATTCTACTACAAACTCTTCAAGAGCAACAAACTTATCAGCTGTTGCTTTTTGATCTGCGTGTAGTTCTTTTATTTCTGAAGCTAGTTGCTCCGAAACAAAAGTTTTCATTAGGTCTGCATTTTTACGCTGAGCAACAGCAAATTTTGCTTTTGCTTCTGCTAGTTGTTTACGATCGTCTTGGAATTCCGCAATTTCTTCTGCTAACTTTTCCGTCACAAGACTGTCAATGGCTTCCACCATTGTTGCTTTGTCGTGTTCGTATTTTTTAGCAAATTCTTCACGTAGTTCACTAGTAACTTCAAGGCGATTTTCTTTAACCTTTGCGTTCCACGCTTCCTCTAACTCAGAACGTACTTCTTCCGATAGTGCGTCATTTTCGAAGAGATTTTTGAGTGCATCTAACATTAATTTCTCCTCGTTATTGGAGCCTGTCTATTATATTCAATAGACTCTCTTTTAAATACTTTTGTGCCTTTTTGTCGCCTTGGACTTCTCTTGAAGTTAAAAATGCCTTGTATCCACCTCTTTCGTTCATTAAATGTTCGTAAATTGGTGTTGGATACGCACCGGGGGCGCTTGGTTGTGCCACAACGTCCACAGTAATAATCTCGAATCCGGCAACTTGTCCGCCGCCGTCGACTTCACCACTACCTCTCGATGAAACGCCTAGTTTAACTCCGCTTTCAAGCATTGTTTTTACTAATTGTCCCATCGGAGTTGGTAGTACTTTTAATTTTCCATAACCATTTGGACCGTCCATCCACATTTCATTAATCATATGTGATACACGATCTAAGTTAATATTAAGTCCTTCAGGATGATCGACTTCGCCTAACACTGAGTAGCCGCCACTAATTTGTTCGTTGAGTGTGGTGACAGCCCTGCTAATCTCATTTACGGGATAAACACGCTGATTGGCGTTTTTGACTCCGCCTTGAATACAAATTCCTTTCATATAAAGGTCTTTGCCGTCATTAGCAGACTCAACTACAATCTTAGCCTGGTCAAAACTCAGATGCTCGTTTAAGTGTCTCATTCGTCAGTCCTTATGCGCCAATAGTTGATTTCTTATTTGCGCCATCGTCTCCCTTTGCAGGGGCTTTTGCTGCCATTGGTTTGCCAGCTTTTCCACCAGGAACGTTTACGTTACCAGCGGTATCTTCTTTTGGCTTTGCAGGTGTCATTCCTGACTCTTCACCGCCTTTTGCAATGTTTGATGCGTCTCCGCCCATATCATTTGCTCCAGCTACTGGTGATTTTGCATTTGCGCCATTGTCACCCATTGATGCTGATACTTTGTCTGTATACTCACGCATAATTTCTGTTTGTGACTTGTTTTCATTTTTTGATTCTTCTACTTCTTCGTCAGTAGCTTCTTCTACTTCCTCATCAGTTTCTTCAAAAGCGACTGCTTCTTCTTCTTTTTCGTCGTCGCCTTCTTCTGAATCCATATCCATAGGCATTTCGTCACCATCTTCATCTCCTGGTGCTTCATCATCCATCATTGCTTCGAATTCTGCTTTTAATGCTTCTAGTTCATCTTCTAGATCCATTACACGATCTTCGATGTCGCCATCTTCTTCGTCATCGCCCATACCCATATCGTCTGCTGGTGCTTCATCGTCCATTCCTGGCATTTCAATGTCGCCCATCATATCGTCTGCTGGGTCAGCTTCTACTGCTGGCTCGTCAAAGATACCTTCTTCAACTTCATCTTCAGAAGTAGCTTCTTCAACTTCTTCATCATTTGACTCTTCTACTTCTTCGTCAGTAGCTTCGTCTAAATCATCTTCTGATGACTCATCAACTTCTTCATCAGTTGCTTCATCTACTTCTTCATCAGTAGTTTCTTCAACTGCTTCATCTTCGTCTTCTAGTAGTGATTCATAAATATCTCTTGATTTTTCAACCACGATTTCGTGGAAAAGTTCTGCTGCTTTTTCGCGATCTTCGTTAACAAGATGCTCAAGCATTTCTTCAAACTTATTGTGCTCAGTCATTGTTATCTCCTTTAGTTATCTTTACAAGGCTGTCAGTTATATTTACACTTTTTCGAAAATATACGCTTAAAATGGGGTCAAAACAGCGTATTTTAAGATTTTAATGGCGTTATACCAAAAAAATCAATAAAACTATCAATTGTAATGTGTTTCAAATTTTTACAATCTTTTAACGTATCCGGTATATAGCTTTCCTCATTTTCCGTTACTCGAATGTATTTAGTCCTTACAAACTGATTTATACAGGCCATAGTTTGGCGCTGCCAATTTCCGTAATAAGTGGCTCTATCGTTTATGTTTTTATAGTTTTGAGTGCCTGAATATATATTGTTTACAAGTTCGTTATCTTTGCCTAAACCAACATAATCAAAGCCTAAAATGTATATTTCTGCATTATCGTGCATACTTGCCATATGTAAAGCAGTAGGCCCACTGCTCCAACCTTTATTTGGGTTGAATTTGTTTATGTTAGGATCTTGCTTGGTTAATTTGTTAGGATTGCTCCACACTTCGTGTTTGTGTTGATAATTGGTTTTTTGTATTTCCATTATCATTTTAGTATCAACAGCAACCAAATAGTCAGGTGCAAATGTTCTAAATAGTGCATTACATCCATATATTTTTCCGTGCTGTTTTAAATCAAACGGGTTGATAATTTTACGACTTGTACCATTTCCAAGCACAAATGCTACTTTTTTGTTTGACACTAGTCACCTTTTGTTAAACTGCCGCTGCTGCTTGTGCAGCCAATCCGTACATTTGTTTAACCTTTTCAAGCTCTTGTGCTGTATCTTTTTGGTGACTTTCGGCAGCTTTACGAGCTTTGTTGATATCTTTTAGAGAAAGCCTAGTTTTTCTTGTATCGTCAATTTTTAACACACTTGTATCCTCAGCAGGACTATATGTCAAATCTTCAATCGGCTCTAGGTTATCTTTGTCAAAGTAAAAAAGTTCTCTAAGTATCATAATATTATTTATACAGTTTGGTCAGTTGGCTCTGCCTCTGCTCCTCCTCCTATATCAGCACCTGTTGCAGTCTCTGGTGCAGTACCATCTCCGGCATCTACAGTTTCACCCGTATCACCAAGTTCAGTTTCAAGTCCACCAAAGTCATCTGCTATTCCTGCTCCAGACAATCCTGCTGCTCCCATTGCAGGCTCTTGTGCTGCTGCATCTAAGTTATCTTGGTTTTCTTCCATCCACAAGCGTTCATTCTCTGCAATCTCTTCATCACTAAGTCCTAAGAAACGTTTCAGTGCAAATCTATTTGACATAAATGGAACTGCTTGAATTGTGCTAAATGTACTAATTCTGTTGTTATCAAGTTCTGCTTGTCTATATGCAGCAAAGTTTTGTGGAGGTGTTAGATCTAAGTCAAACATTGAATAATCAACATTTACACCTTTGTTTTTTAGATATAATTTAAATTCTGTATTGAATACTTCTTCAAGCATTCCTTGAAGTCTTTCACAATACTTGTTGAATCTTAGCTCTTGAATGTATGCTGTACCAACTCGTCCATCATTATACTGTGATGCACCGTCGTCGGCGCCAGTAGGCAAGTAGGAACTAGGTATACGCAAGCCGCGAACCAGTTTGTTGGTAAAATATCTGAGATCATCAATCTCTCCTAAGTTTGTACCTCCAGGCAGTGTTTCAACTTTACTTCCACGCCCTTCAGCAGTTTGTGGAAAGAAGTAGTCTTCATTGATTGACAGTGGGTTGTATGACGAGTCTATAACATTCGTACCGCCACCTGTCTTGGATGGGATTCGTCTTTGATGTATTTCCGTTTTCACACGTTCCACAAATTGCATAGCAAGGTGTGAAGGCATATTGCCCACATCAACGTAGAATACTCTGCGCTCTGGCGCACGTTGGACACGATAGATAATAATCGCATCTTCAAGCAATTCTTTTTGCTTGTATACCTTAAAAATACTTTCTAGTAATGAATTACCAAAAGGAAAGTTTTGATCTAAGCCTTCGCTCATACTTAAATGGATTACATTATTTGCATCAACAAATGTTTCGCTTTGATCACTTTGCCATCTGCTTGTTCCAGACGGTGGTGTTGCTGAACCTGTGGCTGCTCTTTGGCTAACTGTTTGATAACCTGCTGTGCCTCCAGGGCCATAACTGTTTTGCTGATTAAGTGGTGTTGCTTCTAATGCACCAAAGGCAAAGTTAAGATTTTTTATTACATACTGCTCCGGACGTTTTCCTTCACTTTCGTTAACAATAATCTTTGTTACTTGACTAGGATCCACGTGAAACCATTTTTGTGTTTCAGGATCTCTAATAAAAAATTGATCGCCATACTTAAATGAATTACGTATGATACGAAACATACGTGTATCAAATTGTTGTATCTTACACCATTGTTTTAGATACTCACCTAAAATTTGTACTTCAGAATTATTTGCTTGTTTCTTAAAATTAATGTTAAAGTGTGTATCGTTGTCCTTGGCTTTTTGTGAACAAAACTCTGCTAGGATATCTAGTGCAGCGTTTACTTCGCTATCGCTGTCCATTGTATTGTATTGATTGTAACGTTCAATACGATTTGGCGAACCAACATATACATCTGGCAAATGTGAACTGTAATTTGAAGCAGCAGGGCCAGGACCAGCTTGTCCTTTCATACTGAATGGACTATAACTTCCATTTGCATTACCTGCTGTTGGTACTGGTGTAAAAAATTTCTTCCAACTCACGTGCCTATTCCTTTTAGCATATTGCCGCTCAATCCTTTTGTAGCTCTAAATTGTCTTTTTCCTGTATCAGCAGCACTACTTTCAACTCTTAGCAAACTTTCTAATAATGAATTTTGTGTGTTTAATTTACCTTCGAGCATAGTCATCATTGTTTCTGATATATTATTACTTATCGTATTAGTGTCACTATTATACGACGAAGTGGCATTATTGTCAATCTGTGAACGCAATCCACGCATTGCTGTAACTAAATTACGTGTATTTTCTGTGCTTAACACATTACCTGGACCAGAAATAAGTTCTGGACCCATTTCTCCTGTAACACCAATTTCTCCTGATCTAATATAACCGCCATCTGCAAAACCTCTGCCTGTGAATCCTCTTGTTTTATAATCGTTGATTCTAGCTCTTGTAAATGCTTCGCCTGTTTTAACTATGGCAGAAGAAAGTTCTGCTTGCATCTGTTCTATTTCTGCTCCTATTGCTTGAGCTTGTTGAGATTGTCCTGCAAGTGTAGCTTCTGTTTGTCTAAACTGTAATTGTGCAATTTTTTGTTCAGTATCTTTAACTTCTTTTCGTGCATCAGTAATTTCTTTTGATAATGTTTCAGCAGTTTCTTTTACACCCTCATTTGTTGCTACTCCTAAGTCGCCTACCATCATATTTCCAACATCGCCAACTTCCATATTTTCAAATCGATCAAGTGCCAATCTACCGTCTTCGTAAACTTTTGCTACGTTCTCTGATGCTCTAAATAAATTGTCAACTACACCACCCAGACTGTTTGTTATCTCTCCAACACTAGGCATTGCATCTTGTACTTTTTGTAATGCACTTACGCCCATTTCTTCTAAGTTTTTAAGTGCTGTTTGTTGTGTTGCAAGCACCATTTCACGTGTTGCTTCGTTCAATCTTATAGTTTCGTCAATTAGATTCCTTGGATCTTCTTGACTCATCTGGATTTCTTGTTGACGTTCTATTTCAGCAGTTATTCTTTGCAATTTTACAAGTGTATCTTCAGCAGCAGCGCCAGCTGCATTTAATCTGTTTGCAAACACATATGAATCTTCTCTCAATTGGTTTTGTGCTTGGCTTATGCCTGTCAAGTTGCCCAACATACCAATTTGTCTAGCTTCTTCTGTATTCAAATAACTTGTAAATGCTGCTTGTGTGTTTGATATACTTTGATCAAATGCACTAAAATCATTTGTATTCATACCCTGTCTAAATGCATCTACTTGTGCTTGAAATTCATCAGCACTATCACCTAATGCAACAAATGCTTGTCTAGTTGCGTCTGTAGTGGGAGCACCACGTATTAACAAGTCTTTGAACAATTCAGAAAATTGTGGCCCCATAGTAGAACCAATTTTTGTTAGTCCTGTGGTAAGTGCTTCGCTTGCATCAGCACTTTGTCCAGTTAAGAATGCTTGCACGTCACCTTGACGTCTTGCTTCTTTCATTTGATCTGCAAGATCTTCACGTTGCTTACCTGTAAGTTTACTCAGTGCATCTAACTCTTTTGCAAACTCTAATGCACTTGCATTTCTATCTCTACCAACACTGCGTTCTAGTTGGTTGTCTTGTTCAGCAATTTCTGCATAGGTTAACAAGTTTTCATTTATATCGTCAACTGTAAAACCTAATCTACGTAAATTAGATCCTACATCACTTGATAAAACACTACTGCTAAACTGTCTAAATCTGCTGATTGCTGTATCAGTGCTGCCACCAAATGCACTTAATCCTTCTGCATTGTCTTTAAACAGTTTGGTCATTTGTTCAACAGTCATTCCAAGTTCAGCAGCAGCAATTTTTATTTCTGTCATTTGCTTGCCAAAACTTGCACCAATGCCTGTTAAACTTTGATATTCTGCTAAACTTTCTTCAGCAAACATTGTTAATGCGTTTACAACTTTGCCTAGTTTACCTAATATTTTTGTGTTTGTTTCTAAAGATTTACTATAATCAGATAGTTTCATACTACCAGATAGTAAATTACCTGCCAGTCCAACTACTGCATTTCCTGCGCCTTTTGCTTCTCTTCCTAAGAAAGCCAAGGCATTACCGCTACCAGTCATTAATTCTTCTAAGTTAGTAGCCAAAAGACACACTCCTACAGTTTTTGGTTTATAAATATTCTATACTAGTATTTACCTAGGGAATAATTATGGAAAACGAAAGCCCTCTCAAAAAATATACAAGACAGCCAAAAATCTATATAGATTTGCCTAGTAAAGGCAAATATTATAGCAATAATGTGTTATATGAAGATTCGTATTCAAATTTAGCAGTGTTTAGTATGACTGCTAATGATGAAATACTTTATAGAACACCTGATGCTTTGATAAACGGGCAAGCAACTGCGAAAAATATTCAAAGTTGTATCCCTTCTATACTAAAACCATTTAGCTTGGTTACTTTAGATGTTGATGCTTTGTTGCTATCAATACGTATGGCAACCTATGGTCCAAAAATGCAAATTGGTCAACGTTGCAAAAAATGTAACGAAGAAAATGAATACGAAGTTGATATTTCAAAGTATATCGAATATTTGAACAGATTAGAATTTGATGACAGTATAACTTACAACGATTTCAAAATAAATTTTGTTCCTTTGACATATACTGATTATACTGACTTACAAAAAGAGTCAGTAGGTTATCAACGAGCATTGAGTATACAAATACCAAACATCAAAGACGAAGATGAAAAAGCAAAAGCTACTGATCAAATTTTATCATCAATTGCAAAAATGAATATGAAATCAATATTGCTTTCTATCAACAGCATTGAAGTTGAAGGTGAAGTTGAAAAGGACAAAAAAGCAATTTACGAATTCATTGAAAGCTATGATGTTGATATGTTCAAAGCAATCAAAGCACATATAGACAAGCAATACGAAACGTGGCTGTTACCAGAAGAAACTGTAAAATGCACTGCCTGTGATGCGGAAAACAAAATACGTATCACAATCGATCAAACAGATTTTTTCGCAAAAGGCTAATCTACTTAGATGATAGTGCTGTAGAAGAATTAGCCAATGAATTTGAGAATGATATAAAAAGAATAAAAGACACTATCTATAGACTCAGTTGGTATATGAGAGGCGGTATCTCTGTGAATACATTGTTATACGATACCGATATGGAAGATCAAGAAATTATATCTAAAATTGTAAAAGACAATATTGAAAATACTAAAAATGCAAAAATGCCATTGCTGTAATTATCTAGGACCCATTGCTGCATCAGCTTGTGATTGATTAGTGTTAGTAGCATTGATAGCATCGCTTGCAATTTTTACAATTGGATCCTGTGTTGGATCTTGAGTTGTATCTCTTTCAATCCTTGTACCTGTTCTAGTTACTACACGATTTGTTGGCATTGGAATACTTGCTGCCTCAGGTCCTGTTGCACTTGCCAATGCTTGAGGAGTAGGAGCAAGATATAGTTCTTGATTTTCACCGCCTGGTCTTGACCCTGCTCTATCACTAACAGCAACAAGTTCGTGTGTATCTTTTAGCTTGTCTGCCATTTCTGGTGTGTAAAGGAACACGTAATCACTCAACTGTCCAAGTTGTCCAGATGACATTGGTTTTGGTTTCAATGCAGCAGATGGTCTTTGGCTAGGATCAATTTCTAATGCATCGTATATTGCATTTGTTCTGTCTCCTAATATCAAATAAGGAACTTTGACCTTTTCCATATCCGGAGGAAAAATCATATCTTGGAATGCTAATTTTGCCCATTCGCTTGATGCGTGTGCAGTACCAGTAGGCATTTTCTTTACACCTTTTTTGAATGTTAGTGCATCTCTTAAAGTTGCTCCACCTAGAGCACCATTTGTAACGGAGTTAAGTGAAACTGCAATAGTATCTGCGGCTGCTCCTACTGCGCCAAAGAACACACTTGCACCTACACTTGCTATGTATTCTGCTAATTTCATTTGCACACCAGGTCTAGTCAACAAATATGTTGCACCCCAAAATGCTGCTTCAGTTACAATCATTGTAATCAAACTAGGTACAGTACCAACACCAGTGGCAGCACCACCTAGTTGCATTGCTCTGATAGGAGTACGTATAAGGTTTACAAGTGTAACAACTCTAATTACTCTAAATGCCATAGATGTAACTAGAATAACCTGTGAAACAAATAAACCAGTTATAACATCTAGTAACTCTTCTTTTTCTGATGCGCCTCCTTCAAATTCAGAATCTGGTGTAGACGCTACTTGATCGTAATTTATAATATATGTTTTGTACAATGCAACATTTATGCCAAGTATACCCAACAACTTGAAGAATCCAGTAAAATATGGAGAAGTTGCTATTTTTGTAAGCCTACTGCTTTTAGAAATTAAATCATCTGCTTGTTCAGCAGTTAATGTTACACCAATTTTAAACTTGTCAAATGCTTTTCTACCTAATTCTTTGAAAGACTCGGGTTTAAAATCTTTTAGAGCAGTAGGAATAGATTTACCACCTTTTAATTTGGTAATAAACTTGTTTGCATCTTTTTCTGTAGTAAATTTAAAGGTTTGATCTTTTAAGTTGACCAAAAATCCATTGTTAACCGGAACAGCTCTTGCCTTACTTGGATCGGAAAAATTAGGTTTTGCATTCAAACCTTTATATGTTTTTGTTAATTTAGCAGCAACACCTGCTTTAGCAGGATTGTTTGTCTTTGCATCTACCCATTGTTTAGTTTTTTCATTCCATTTATAATCTATACCACCAACAGACAACCTTGTCAATGGCTCAATCTTGATAGCTTCTTCTTTGATTATAATTTTTTCTTCGGATATTAATTCAACTAATTTCATTCATAAGTGTTCCAGCTGTATAATGTATTTAGTTTATATTAGTTGAACTACGTTCAACTGTGTTTTCGTTATCACTCAACACGAATCATTAGTTCTTGATAACAATATTAATAAGGCATATGCTATGCATATGCTTTTAGTATTATTCAGATTGTGAAGTCATAATTCGCCCGTTGCCGGGCGAAGGTAGCTTTTGAGCATTATTCGAGTCGCTTCAGCCATCTTATTAAAAGAGATTCTTACGGTGCAGCGTATAAAATTAAATTATACGGTGTAGCGTAAGTTGGAGGCGGTTGACCTGTATCCTCCTACTCTAGCTTCGTCATATCAACGGAAGGCAGTTATTCCCTAACAAGCGAAAACACTTACCCTGTGGTTGCTTTTTCTCAGAGCCACAATCCTTTAAAACCTATCGTATGTTTCTTCACGCGAGCATACCACACCACCGGCGACGAGCATTACCTCGGCTGGATCTTGGATTTTTTCAGAGCTCGTTATATAGCCTATTTTTGTTCTAGTAGTGCCTGGCGTAGTTTATTTGATCCACCAACTCTAACATTGATGATTCCGTTGTAGTATTCGTCTGTCTCTAAGACTCGCCTATCAAACTGTTCTCGTGCTTCTATGTAACTCATCTCTGCTCTGCTTTTGCAGTAGTAAAGTATTTCACGAGTAAAGTTTTTTTCGCCTAGTTGTTTTACATCTTCGTTCAGTTTATCTGAACTTCCCCAGTATTCACGCCAATCACTTTCTTTATAGCCTCGACGTTTGTTCTTTTTGCCTTTTAATGGTGGCTTGGTTGTTTTAAATTTTGCTAACTTCTTGCCTACGTATTTTTGTTTCGTCTTTTTGTTTGTTATTAGATATACAAAGCCTTCGTATTCATCTGCGATAGTGTTTACTTTTTTACCTTTGTACGTCCAATGCATAAACTATGTATATGGATGTTTTCTATTTGTCTGCCATTTCTGGTTTTCTCTGTAGCCTCTAAGTACCTCTTCGTATTTTTTTGCTATTTCTAATTGTCTTGCCTTTGCTAATGTAATAAGTTTTCTAAGTTCTCTCCTAGCACTGCGTTTTGTTGCTTCACTAGGACTTTGTTCAAACTTTTCGTTTGCCTTAAAATATTCTAAATATGTTTTTACTAGTTCGTCGTGTGTGTCGTCTGTCATTCTACAATTTCAACATCGTTCTCGTATGATGTAAATCCATTTTCCTTAATAACTTTCATTACGTGATTGACTCTTCCAACAAGTTCGTCTTTATGCGAAATAAGAAAAACATTTTTTCTACGTTCTCTACCCATCTTTTTGAGTACAGCCAATGCTCCTTCAACTCCTGCGGTGTCCATACCACTATCAATAAGTTCATCAATGAATAATAAATTTACTCCTTGGTATAATGATTCCCAAACATCTCTAAATGCAAAACTCATTCCTAGTATTAGCCTGTTGCGTTCGCCTCTGCTCAAGTTATCAAAGTCTAAATCTTGTCCTAGTTGTGTAATCTCAACTGATAAGTCATTTTGGAATTCAACTTGATGTGGTAAGCCTAGTTTGTCTAAATAATAAGTGAGCCTGTTGTTCAAATATGCCAAGTTTTGATCAATTATCTTTTTACGTATAAAAGAATCTTTGTTTGTCAACAGTTTCAATAGAAACTCTTGGTGTTCTTTTATATTAGTCAAGTCATTTACACTTTGCCAATCAATTTCTTGAAGAGCTGTATTTGTTAAATCGTCAATCTGTGCTTGATAAGGATCTTCTTCCTGCTGTTTACTTACCAAACTTTGACGAAAGTTATCTACATTGTTTCTATGTTCATATGCTTCTTTTGCACTTTCATAAAAAGTATCTGGACGCCCGTTGATATCACCTATATCTGTTAATAAATTCATTGTTGTTTCTAGTTTATCAGCAACTTCTGTTTGATATGCAAGTGCATCGTTCAGTTCTTTTGTTTTCTTCTTTTCAATCTCAGCTTTTTTATCTGCGTGTAGCTCTTGTCCACAAGTATAACAAATAGCATCAACTAATTCTTCAATATCTTTCTCTGCTTTGTCAACAGTCTTAGTTGCTCTCATAAGTGCAGTTTCAAGTGTTGCTTTTTCTTTGTTAAGACTTGTAACACGATTGTTTAATTCAGTCCAATTTACTAATTTGTCGTGTGCTTCGAGTTCATTTTCAATATCTAGCTTTTCTAATTCTTCAATTGCTTTATCTAGCTTTTCTATATCTTGTTTTTGTTTAGCAAACCACGCTTTTTGTCTTCCTGCAAGCGTTTCAATGCTTTGTTCAATCTTTTTATTACTAGATTCGATAGCATTTATTTTTAATGTTGCTTCTGTGATATATTCTTTTGTTTGTTTTACTTTTTCCTTCAGTAAATCTGCTTTTTCAGTAAGAATTGTTATACCAAGCAACTGTTCAATGATTGCACGTTGGTCATTTGCTCGCATACTTAGGAAAGGTTCTGTATATGTGTTCAATGCAACAACGTGTTTGAACATATCGTGACTCATATTCAGTAAATCATCAATATCTTTTTGCGTTTGTCTACTATCACCTTGTGATTCGTTGACATCTTCTTGCTGTTCGTGATCATTTATGAAAAACTTGAGTATATTTGGTGATCTACCACGTTCTATACGATATTTGTTGTTGCCCTTTTCAAAATTTAGTGTAACTAACATACCTTTGCTGTTAGTTTTGTTAATCAAGTTGTTTCTCTTGATATTTGTTAGTGCTTGGCCGTACAAGGCGTAGGATAATCCATTGATTATTGTTGTTTTACCTGTACCGTTGCGTGATCCTGTATCGTCACCTCCTTGGTCTAAGTTTTCACCAAGCACTAGAGTAAGTTGCTCCTTATTGAAGTCAACTGCCTGGGTAACATTACCCACACTCATAAAGTTTTTTACTGTGAGATCTTTAATTTTTATCATACTAACTCGTTATAAATGTCTAATAATAGTTTTTTATTGAACTGTTCGCTGTCAATTGCTTGAATCTCATTACTTACAATCTGATCTACACTTTCAAACTGTTCGATATCCAAGTCTGTGTTTATTTCTTCAATGTGTTTTTGTGGAATAAGTGTTATTTCTCTACACTTGTATTGTTCCATAAATGTTTCTTTAATATAACTGGCTTCTTCATAACTAATATCAATATCAAGTGTAACCCTCAAGTACATATTAGGCTTGATCAGTGTGTCTTTCTCATCAATTAACTGTGATAATTTAACTGTACGATACTTTGGACACGCTGGCCAGTTAATATATTCTGGTTCAGCATTGTTTTCTCTATCCAATATCATCATACCGCGGTCATCATCCCAAGCATCTGCATAGTTATGTGGAAAAGCATTACCAATGTAATGTATTTTACCTTGCTTTTGCCGCTTGTGGAAGTGTCCACTGAACACATACTCTTGATTTTTGAAGTGTTCGCTTTTTAGATCTCCGTGATCAGGCATTTGTACCATTGCATTCATATAGAAACTAGGTAATTCAAAGTGTCCAAACAAGTATTTAGATTGTAACTTCTCCATTCGGCGCCATTCATCACCTACTAACCACGGAACTAGTGCTACATCATCAATAACTTGTATTTCATCCACTACTGTTATGTTAGGAATATGCTTTGCAAACTCTGTTGACTTTACATCACGCTTGTCTTTGTAGTACAAGTCGTGGTTACCTGCAAACATATAGAAGTTTTCAAATGCTTGACCTAGTTTTTCTAACAACTTAATGGTTGTATCCATAGTTGTAAGGTTCAAACTGTTCCTATTATGGTGCCAGTCACCGCAAAAGAGTCCTGTTTCACAGTTATTTGCCTTTGCTGTTTCAATATACCAATCAATATATGATTCACAGTCTTGATTATGAACACGTGAGTTACCTTTCATACCTAAATGTATGTCAGTAAACACTGCTGCTTTTTTAAACACGAATATTCTCCACTTCCCTAGCAGTATAGCTTAGTTTTTACAGAAAATCAACCTTATTTCTGCTCTGATTCTCTACGTAATGCTGCTTCCCACTCGCCTGAGTGTTGTCTTGTGTGTGAAGGATTAAGATTATTCATCTCTAATATGTCATCTCTTATGTTTTGATTGCGTTTTTCTAAATTAATGACACGCACAAAGCTATTAGTAACAGCAGCGGTATAATAAGCAAAAGGATTGTTGGATTTACTTTCATCAAATTGTAGTCCTATCTGTGACAATTGAAGGATTGCTTGTCCTTTCATTTCGTCGTTGTATGTATATCCACGTACATTGCCTCTAGTTGCATATCTATCAACTAACTTCATCCACATACGTGCAAGTTCATTAGTTGCTTTACCGTGTGTCTTGTCAAAATGTCCATTTTCCATTCCACCTTGCCAGTGACTTTTACCTACACAAACAAGTTCATCGTGTTCGTCAAATTTATAGTGTTGAAATGGTGGAAAATTTAGTTTTGTTTTTGTATCTGCTATTGTTTTTGGTGTTTTCTTACGTCCAGGCTCGTCTGGAATGTGATCAAACATCATTACTCTAAATATTAATGAACTTTTGTCTATTGTTCTGTAGTCAACTTCGTATTCTGACATTTTAACTTTTTTGTTTACTGCTTTTGCTGTCTCATATGCTTCAGTTGACATTTTCTTAGCACGGTTTCTCTTTGCTTCTGCAATAGTCCTTACATTGATCTTTTCTATGCTTGGTAAAATAATATCATACACAGCATATACAGGATCAACATAACTACAAAATGTAGCTTTGCTTTTGTGTATTTCTTTTAACATATCTTTATTGTTAAGATAATTGATTCTCTTGGCCATAATTATTCCTTTACTTAATTCTATTATAAACTACGCACTTATTTTTGTCAACTAAATACATTATAGGAGTATCACTATGGCAATAGATCCAATTACAGGCATTGACACAAACGTTGGCAGTGAAAGCAACATACAAAATAAACAGAGCATATCTGACTTCTTAACGAATGTAAACCAGTTTATGAGCAACTTACGTAGTCGCAATTTATCACCAGGTGCAGAACCAGCAAGTGCAAAATATTCAACTGCTAATTTTAAACCTAGTAATGAATCCGTAGGTGAAGACTGGCGAGTACGAATAAGTGTTCCAGATATAAGCACGTTTAGATCAAGTCCTATTTTAGCACCACTTGCACAAACAGCAAACAACGTGGTGTTTCCTCTTGTGCCTAACATAACATTTCAGCATACAGCGAATTATAATTTAAGTGCTCCTACACATAGTAATTATCCCTTTCCAATATATGAAAGTAGTAGTGTTGAACCTTTTGTTATAGCCGGAGAGTTTCCAGTGCAAACAGAAGATGACGGCAGATATTGGATTGCAGCAGTGCATTTTTTCAAAAGTGTTACAAAAATGGCTTTTGGAGAAACAAGCAACAAAGGATCACCGCCACCATTAGTTAAAGTTAACGGTTATGGACAATATGTTCTAAACAATGTACCTTGTGTGGTGCAAAACTTCAACTATAGTTTAGAAAATGGTGTTGATTACATAAGAGTACCAATTAGAAATTCATTCACTGGCACACAAAATACGCAAAGTGCAGAAGAATACAGTTGGGTACCAACATTATCAACTATGAGTGTTACATTACAGCCAACATACAGCAGAATCAAAGCTGCATCATTCAGTTTAGACAAGTTTGTAAACGGCGATTTGAAAAATGAAGGATTTCTATAATGCCAGTTAGCTATGCAAAAACAAGTCCTTGGAATAAAACAACTGTAACAGAATCAGGAGAACTAGGAATATTAGAAATAGTTCCTATTCCTGCAGAAGATGATGATCTTTTGTATGAGATAGAGCCTCAATACAATCACAGACCGGATTTACTTGCATACGACTTATATGGTACTGCAAAATTGTGGTGGGTGTTTGCACAACGCAATATGGATCTTATAAAAGATCCTGTATTTGATATAAAATCAGGAACAAAGATATTTTTACCTAAGCAAAGTAATCTTAAAGAAGAATTAGGACTGTAAATGGCCAAAGAGATTAATCCGTTACACGTTTATTCAAGTTATAATAGTATTTTCACTTTGGCAGTATTGACAAAAGAGGAAATAAACTATCCTGATGAAACATATATCGGTGCAACAGCTCAATTAGAGATTTTAAAAAGCGGCGGTAAGAGCGAAAGCTACGTATCAACTGTTTTTGAAGATCAAATAGGCGGCAAACTAGAATATTACATTGAAGATGTAAGTATAGAAGCAATTGTTGTTCCTAATACAAAAACAAGATTAACAAATGCAACTAATATTGAGTTTCAAGTTACAGAACCTTACAGTATGGGTTTGTTTTTACAAACTTTACAGATTGCTGCTTTACAAGCAGGTTTTACAAATTATATACAAGCACCTTTTTTGCTTACAATTGAATTTGTAGGATTTGATGACGATGGTAATCCTGTTACTGTTGATACTAAAAATTTACAAAGAAAAATTCCTATGAAACTTACCAATGTTGAATTTAATATTGGAGCAAGTGGCACAACTTATCAAGTTACTGCTATTCCTTGGAACGAACAAGCACTTATTGATCAAATTGATAGAACTTACAGCGATATTACTGTAACAGGAAAAAATGTTGTAGAAATTTTGCAAACAGGACCTGAAAGTTTAACAACAATTGTAAATGGCCGATATGAAGAACTTAGAAAAGAAGGCAACTATCCTGTTGCAGACGAAATAATTATATCTTTTCCAAATGATATTACATCAAGTGTCAGCAATTCACAAAAAACAAACACAGTTGATAGGGGAGCTACTATAGCACCAAAAAAATCTCGCAATCCGTTGTTTGGTAATCTTGCAAAAGGTGTTATAGGTGGTGTTGTTGCAGGCGCACTAGCAGGAGAAAAGAATCTTGGCAGGGCTGCACTAGGTGGAGGCATAGTTGGAGCGTTAGGTGGAGCATTTGGCGGAGCAAATTTTGGTGCATTGAATGGAGTGCTTAATGCATTTAGGTCTGGTGACATCAACAGTGTGTTTCAAAGTATTACAGGATTCTTAGGAGCGCAAGCGCCGCAGGATTTTGATGCATTTCTTAGCAGCGTAACTGGATTAATTTTTAGTAAAAGCAGTATAGGCGAAGGACTTATAAAAATTGCACAAGAGCCTGGTAGTGTCAACATTATTGGTAATGCAGACATTGCAAAAAGTTTTAATGACAGTGGTAAAATACCAATGGGCAAAAGTGGACAACAATACGATAAGAAAAATAAAGTTTATACAAGAGGAAAAAATGTAATTGATCCTGTACAACGTAGTTTTACTTTTGATAGTGATACAAAAATTACAAGAATGATTGAAGAAGTTGTAACAACTAGTAGTTGGGCTCAACAACTTAAAGATAAACCAGCTGATTCAAACGGTATGATTGAATGGTTTAAAATAGATGCACAAACTTTTGTCAAAGAAGGCGCTGCAAGAGAACAACAAGACGGTGTAACTGCAAAAACTTATCATTACAGAGTTGTACCTTACAAAGTACATAGCAGTGCATTACAAAAACCTTCCGATCCTGGTTTAAGTTATTCACAACTTAGAAGTCTTGCTAAAAGAGAATACAATTATATCTACACAGGACAGAATGTAGACATATTAAGTTTTGATATTCAAATTAATGCTGCATTTTTTAAAAGTATTATGTCAGATATGGGACAAAATAACCTTGATAGAAAAGGCGGTGGATTGGTACAAAGTATTTCACAACAAGGTACTGATGCATATATTATTAATCAAGCAACAAACAGTTTAAGTGGTACAGGTTTCTCACAACAGTTTGCTAATTCAAGAACATCGCTACAAGGTGGCGGAGGTGCTGGTATAGATAATAGTAAAATTAGAATTGCAAAAATGTTTAATGATAATATTATTAATAGTTTTACAGATTTAGTAATGTTAGATTTAGAAATTGTAGGAGATCCATATTTCTTGTTTGACAGTGGTATGGGTAATTTTACATCTACAACAGTAGAATTTAATTCAACTGAAAATCAATCTATGGAATATCAACGTAGCGAAGTTGATGTAATTGTAAATTTTAGAACTCCAATAGATTACAATGAAGATGCTGGCAATATGATATTTCCAGAAGAAACTATTCCAGTTGATAGTTTTAGTGGATTGTATAGAGTTACAACTCTTACAAACAATTTTGACAAAGGAGTGTTTACTCAAAGATTAAAATTATTGCGTAGACCAAATCAGCCAGAAGACACAAGACAAACTGGTACAAGCGATCAAAAGAACAAAGTTAAAGATGCTACACCTAATCAAAGAAGTTATTCACCTTATGGACAAGCGCAATGAACGATATACCTAACAAAAATGAAGTAACACGTGGTAGTGATGATGCTGTAGCATCTAGAAATCCTGGTCCTTACATTGCAAGGGTTATTGAACATTTAGATAGTTTGTATCTTGGTGGACTACGTGTTGAATTATTAAAAACAGCTGAAGCAGGAAATATTGGCGAAACACTTGGACAAACTGTTGAAGTATATTATGCAAGTCCATTTTATGGTACTACCAATAGTCAAAAAGGACCTAGCAAAAATAATGATTATGCAAGTACACAAAAAAGTTATGGTTTTTGGGCAGTACCGCCAGATCCTGGTACATTAGTGCTTGTAACTTTTGTTGAAGGCAGCAGAGATTTTGGTTATTGGTTTGCTTGTATACCAGAAAAAGGTATGACCTTTATGACACCTGGTGGACAGCCTGCAACTGAACAACTTACTGGAGATGTTCCTAGCGAATTAAAAGGCAAAAGATTACCAGCAGGTGAATATAATAAAGCAATTACAAAACCTAATACTAACAATGTTGTAAAATACAAAAGACCAATAAATGATGAATTTGTTGAAAAACTTGTAGAGCAAGGTTTAGTTGAAGATGATATAAGAGGTATTACATCTACAAGTGCTCAAAGAGAAACACCTAGTGCAGTAGTAGGATTTAGTAGTCCTGGTCCTTTAGATAAACGTGGCGGTAAGCCAACAGCACCAGTTGGACTTAAAGAATCTAAAGCAAATATACCTACAAGTAGATTAGGAAGTAGTAGTATTGTAATTGATGATGGTGATGACAAACTTATTAGAGAAGGTCCTCCAGCAGATACTCCTTACAAATATATCAACAAAGAAGCAAGTGAAGGTGGCGGCGATGTAACAATGCCTCACAATGAACTTATTAGATTGCGTACAAGAACAGGCGCACAAGTTTTAATGCACACAAGTGAAGATTTGATTTATATCAATAACAGCAATGGATCTTGTTGGATAGAAATGAGTGCCAATGGTAAACTTGATGTATATGCACAAGATAGTATAAGTTTTCACACAGAAAATGATATGAATTTTACAGCAGACAGAGATATAAACTTTGAAGCTGGAAGAAATATCAATATGATTGTAAATGAAAACATTTATCAAAGTGCAGCTAAAAATTATGAATTATTAGTTGGCATAGACGGTAAAATAAAATGCAAAAATAATTTAGAAACAACTGTTACAAATGATATGAAAACAACTGTGTTAAATGACAAACAAGTATTGGTTACAAATAATTTAAGTGCAACAGCTGAAAACGATATTAGTTTGTATGCTGAAAATGCAATGAATTTAACAGGTGACGAAGGTGTTGGCGCATATGCTGGCAAAGATATAAAATTTACAGCAGCAGGAGATACTCATATTAGTGCGTCTCGCCATTATGAAACTGCAACTAGAATTGATATGAATGGTCCAGCAGCTAAAACTACAAATCCAGGCGAAAAAGCAACAGAGGCAACTTTACCTATCAAGGCAAAATTTCCACAACGTATACCACAACACGAACCGTGGCAAGGACACGAAAATTGGAACCCTGTTGAAACTGCTCCAGACAAAACAGAAGCAGTTGATACAGAAAGCCAAGACAAACATTTTGAAAATAGGACTGTGCAAACAGATAGAACTCCTATGAATGAATTAACACCTGAAGAGGAAGAATAAAATGGCAGACACTTGGCCCGTAAGTAAAGGATCAGTTGGCACAAAGGGCAGTGCTAATAAAGTATCATCACTTACTACAACACAAAAAAGCGGAGGCACCGGATTTACTTCACAAGATGCACGGAATGTTGAAGCATTAAGACAGTTTAATGAAGATATAGGCGGCGGCCCTGCACAGGCTCAACTTACTCCGGGAGAACGTAGATATGCTCAGAGTAAAGGTTATATCGGCGGCGGTACAAACTCAGGAAAACAGCCTAAGCAATATGATGATGCAATTTTAAGAGCGGGTAGAAAAAATACTTCTACTGACGAACCTTATGATGATGCAATTTTGAGAGCGGCTAGAAGATCAAAAAGCGCACCAGCAGCAGACAATCCTGCAAATGCTAATGCTGAAAGTGGCAAAACTTTTGCAGGTACAACGCCTGCACCAAAAGAAAACTTTTTACCTGAAAGAACATCTATTGAAAATTTACTACAAGAAATTGTGCAAATTACAACAGACAGTTTTTTGCAAGGTTTACCTGGAGGTTTAAGTAGTATTATTGGCGGAGCAGTGCAAGGACTTACAAACTTACTACCAAGTGTAATGGGTAATTTGTTGAGTACAACAAGTTTAACAAATGTATTTGGTAATGTATTAAGCACAGTAAGTGGTGCTGTCGGAGATGCTTTAGGTGGATTGGCAAACGGACTAGTAGATGCTGGTAAAGCATTGTTTGAAGACATAGGTGGTGCAATATCAAATATTCCAGGCTTAGGTCCTATTGTACAAGACTTTTCTGGTGCCGTAAAAGGTTTAGGCGATACCTTATCAACTGCATACAAAGGATTAGATCCAGGATTAAAAGCAATTGTTGATGGTTCAATTGCAGGTGTTGGTGCTAAAGTTTTAGACAAAATAGGTTTACCTAGCATTGATCCTACAACAGCAGGACTTATAGCTGGTGGTATAAGTTTTGCAACAAATCCTGCAAACAATATTAGAGCTATTGCTGGAACATCTAGACAAATGGATGCAAAAATATTTCCACAAACTGGAGATAACACATTTGGTAGTTTAGCTGCTAGTGCTGAACTTGCTGCAAGCGAACTAGATAAAGTTTTAACAACCAATAGCGGAGGTATTTTTTCATTAACAAATGCACCAGTTGATGCTATTAACGATATTAGATCTGTAGTAAACGGTGCAGTGTCTGATATTATACCCGAAGGTGCAAAACTATTTGATGGTATAATATTTGGAAATGAAAGAGTAAAATTTATAAACGGCAAAACATATGTTTTACCTAGATAAGTGGAAATAAATACAATATGTCAGTAAATGAAAAAGCATTATACAAAAGTATTACAGTAGGAGACAATTCTACTAACCAACCTGTGACTGCCAAAAAATATAGAGGTATAAGCACAGTAGATAATAAAGGCAATAATTTTGTAAAATATGACTTAGCATTAATTAAACAAGACATTATAAATCATTTCCACATACGTCAAGGAGAAAAGTTAGAAAATCCTGAATTTGGCACAATTATCTGGGACGTATTATTTGAACCACTAACTGATTCTTTAAAAGAAGCAATTATAAAAAATGTAACAGATATTATTAACTATGATCCAAGAGTAAGTGTTAATAATGTTACCATACAAACATTTGAAAGTGGCATTCAAATTGAGTGTGCATTAACATATTTGCCATACAATATATCTGAAAGTTTACGTTTAACTTTTGACGAGTCTGCGGGTCTCATTTAAAGTGCGTACTTTATTTTTCAGATAAATATTATATAAAATAAGGAATGGCAAATGTCAAGTACAGAACGTCAAAATAGACTTCTTTTAGCAGAAGATTGGAAGACAGTTTATCAAAGTTTTAAGTATGCTGATTTCCAAAGTTACGACTTTGATAATCTTCGCCGTACAATGATAAACTATATTAGGCAAAACTACCCAGAAGATTTCAACGACTATATCGAAAGCAGTGAATATCTTGCACTAATTGATCTTATTGCATTCCTTGGACAAAACATTGCATTCCGTGCAGATTTAAATGCACGTGAAAACTATATAGAAACAGCAGAACGTAGAGAAAGTGTTCTCCGTTTAGCAAGGTTAGTAAGTTATAATACAAAAAGGAATCAAACAGCAAATGGATTGTTGAAGTTTGAAAGTGTTAGTACAACTGAAGATGTTATAGACAGCAATGGAACAAATTTAAGTGGACAAACTGTAATTTGGAATGATAGTACAAATGCTGATTGGTATGAACAGTTTATTAAAATTTTAAACAGTGCTTTGCCAACAGATTCAAAGTTTGGCAAAAGTATTAAAAAAGAAACTATTGATAGTGTGCTTACTGAACAATATAGATTAAATGCACAAACTGGCACAGGATTGCCTATTTACAGTTTCACAAAAAATGTAGACAGTATAACAACACAGTTTGAAATTGTTAGTACTGCAATTGACAATGAAAAAATTTATGAAGAAGAGCCTTTAGCCGGCAACAGACTAGCTTTCTTGTATAGAGATGATGGACAAGGTGCAGGATCAAACAACAGTGGATTCTTTTTACATTTTAGACAAGGTAGATTAGAAAACAATGTTGTTACTGTAAGTAATCCAACGCCAAACACTACAATTAATATTGATACAGACAATATCAACAACGGTGATGTGTGGTTGTATAAGCTAGACAGTAATAATTTAGAAAATGAATTATGGACCAAAGTAGATAATGTTGAAGGAAATAATATTATCTACAACAGCATAAGCAAAAGTGTTAGAAACATTTACGGTGTGCTTAGTCGTGTTCAAGATAGAATTAGTTTAATTTTTAGTGATGGTACTTTTGGTACACTACCAAAAGGCACTTTCAAAGTTTATTATAGAACAAGTAATGCTAGACAATACAAAATTGTTCCTAGCGATATGACAGGCATTACAATTAGTATTCCTTATACAAGTGCTGCTGGAAAAATAGAAACATTGTCTATTACAATGGAGCTTAAAACTGTTGTTGATAATAGTTCACCTGCAGAAAGTAATGCGTCAATTAAAACAAATGCACCAAGCACGTATTACACACAAAACAGATTAATTACCGGTGAAGATTACAATGTAGGCACACTTGGTATTAATCAAAATATTGTAAAAACAAAAGCAGTAAACAGAACCAGCAGTGGCATCAGTAGATATTTTGATCTTAGAGATGCAAGTGGCAAATACAGTAATACATTATTGTACAGTGACGATGGTATTTTATACACAGAAGACGTAAATGAAAAATACAGTTTTGATTTTGTAACAAGAAATGATATTGAATCTGCTGTGAATAATGTAATTACGCCTGCAATCAAAGATACAAAATTATTGAACTTTTACTACAAAAACTTTCCGAGAAACACAAGTGTAAAAGCATTAGGTTTTTCTTGGAAGTTTGAAACATTTGATACAAATAGATCAACAGGATATTTTATAGATTTGGTAAACAACGTACCTGTAGCTGTATCTAGTTTTACTAAAAGTATTATGCGATTTGTAACACCAGGTGCATTGATTAAATTTGATGCTCCACAAAACTACTACTTCTTACCTAATGGTGACCTAGCGTTAGGCTCAGCAAGCTCAGCAGGATCAGCTACTTACAAATGGGTAAAAGTTGTAAGTATTGAAGATAATGGAACAGTAGTAAATGCTGAAACAGGATTAGGCCCAATTGTGCTTAATGATAAAATTCCTGATACTGCTGTACTTGCAGAAATTATACCTGTATTAGATACAAGTATCACTGATGCAGTAAAAACACAAATAATTGATCAATCATTTGCTTACAAAACATTTGGATTGAGATATGATTTTGAAGCAAGTCAATGGCGTGTAATTATTGCAAACAATTTAGATACACGTAATGATTTTAGTTTAGGTAAAACAGGTGATAGCACTAACACACAAAGTGATAATAGTTGGTTGTTGTTATTTGAAACTGATGGACAAAAATATACAATTACTGCTAGAGGACGTAGATACGTTTTTGAAAGCAATGACCAAATAAGATTTTTCTTTGATAGCACAAACAAAATATATGATAGTAAATCAGGAACAATTGTTCAAGATGTAATTAAAGTATTAAGTATTAATACACAACCAGACGCACTAAATCCTTTTACAGTTGATTGGCCTTGGCAAATAACAAAAGAATTTAAAAACGATGCTGGTTATGTAAACAGTAAAAAAATTGAAATAAGTTTCTTTGATAGTGACAGCGATGGAGTAGTTGATGATCCAGATTTGTTTGATCACATTGTTGCACCTGAAACAAACAAAAATACAAAATACATATATCAGAAAAAATCTACAGTAAACAAAACAGAAACATTCAATTATGTTGATGCAGTTAAAGAACCAATTTACACAAAAACAAGTCAAGGTGCTGTAGGTGCATTGAGCCAATACAACGATGGCGATGTATTTTACTTAATTGACAGAGATGTATTTTTAAAATTTAATAAAACTGCAAACCAATTAGAATTTACATCTGACTATCTTGCATTTATAGGTAGAACTGATATTAAGTTTGAATACTCACACGCAGCAGACGAACAAGCAAGAATTGATCCTAGTAGCAGTAATATAATTGATGTATATTTGCTTACAAAGGCTTATGACAATGATTATAGAGATTATATAAAAGGTAATGTAGCAGCAAAACCATTACCACCGAGTAGCGATAATTTATACTTAGATTATAGTCCAAGTATCAATGCAATTAAAAGTATAAGCGATGATGTAATTTATCATCCTGTAAAATACAAACCAATACTAGGAAGTAAAAGTGATGTGGATTTACAAGCAACAATAAAAGTAGTTAAGAATACAGAAAGAGTTGTAAATGACAATGATGTAAAAAGTAGAATTATTGATGCAGTAAATTCTTTCTTTGCTTTAGAGAATTGGGATTTTGGCGAAACATTTTATTTCAGTGAGTTAGCAACTTATATTATAAATCAATTATCACCAGATGTTGTTAGCATAGTGTTGGTGCCTAAACAAGAAACACAAAGTTTTGGTAGTTTGTATGAAATAAAAAGTGAGAACGATGAAATTCTTATAAGCAGTGCAACCGTTGATGATGTGGAAATAATTGATGCAATTACACAATCAAGACTTAAAGCAACTGGACTTGTTGTAACAAGCGATGATATACTCAACGTTGGTGTACAAAGCACAGCTAATACATCTACAGGATATACATTTGATACGTCATCTAGTCCAAATCCTACACCAAGCACTCCAAGTGCTCCTAGCCAATCAGGCGGCTCTGGTTCGAGTGGAGGCGGTGGCAGCTCAGGCGGTGGCGGAGGTGGTAACTCCGGCGGCGGTGGCGGCGGAGGCTATGGTTACTAATGGCATACAATGATGATCAAAATGAATTTCCGTTACCAGCAGGCAAAGATCCTAAAAGAAGTAGCGTAGAACAATTACCTAGATTTTTTAGAACGCCGCAAAACAAAAAGTTTTTAAGCAGTACATTAGATCAGTTAACAAATCCGGGTGTGATTGAAAAGATAAACGGTTTTGTAGGAAAGCGTGAAGCCAAAGCTGCAACTGTATCTGATAATTATGTAGAAGATATTTCTAAAACAAGAAATGATTATCAGTTTGAGCCTATTAGCGTATACGAAGATTTTTTAGGTAGCACAAAATACTATGGTGATTATAACGATTATATTGGTCTTCTAAAAACATACAATGCAAATACAGATAATCACAGTGCATTAAATGAACAAGAATATTATGCTTGGAATCCAAATATTAATTTAGATAAGTTTGCTAACTTTCGTGAATATTATTGGTTACCTAATGGCCCACAAGAAATTGCAGTTAGAGGACAAAGCAAACTTATTGAAAGTACATATAGGCTTGAAGTACTAGAACAAGACAACGATATTAGTTTGTTGTTCCATCCAGATGGATTATCAAAAAATCCTACACTTAATCTATATAGAGGACAAACATATAGATTTGAAATTGATGCACCAGGCAATCCATTAAGCATTGCATTATACAGAGGTGTAGATCCAGACGAACGTTTAGACGATAGTACAATTTTAAATCAAACATACACTGAAGGTGTAACACTTATTCCTGATACTGATGATGTCTTACTCAACCAAGACGATTTTGTAGCAGAAGATTATATTGAAAAAGGTATTTTAGAATTTACTATTCCTGATAATGCACCTGATACATTGTATTTCATAAGTCAATATGATTTGAACATAAGTTCAAGACTACAAATTTCAAATATAGATGCTGCAAGTAAAATAGATGTTGAAAAAGAAATACTGGATAAGAAAACATATACAACATCAGACGGCTGGGCTTTAAGCAATGGAATGAAAATATATTTTATTGGCGATGTTACACCTGCAAAATATGCGGAAGGCATTTGGTATGTTGAGGGTGTAGGTGATGAGATTAGACTTATTGCAGCTGAAGACTTACAAGTTCCTGCAATTTTTACTTCTGATAGTCTTGTGCCATTTGATGGCAACGGCTTTGATAGAGTGCCATACGGAGATGCAAAAAGTTTTGCTGGCACAAAAGATTATATTGTTATAAACAAATCTAGTCCGGATAGAAATCCTTGGACACGTTATAATAGATGGTTTCATAAAGATGTAATTAAACAAAGTGCAGAATTAAACGGACAAAGTTTTAATTTACCAGAAGAGAATCGTGCCAAGCGTCCTATTATTGAATTTGACACAGGACTAAAATTATTTAACTTTGGTGCAAAAGCAAAAGATAACATTGATTTGATTGACGCATCAACAAATGACGTAAAATCAAAAATTGAAGGACAACCAGGATATAGTGTAGATGGCGTAGAACTTTCTAATGGTATGCGTGTAATGTTTATTAATGACACAGATAGTTTTGTTTATGGAAAAGTATTTGAAGTAAAGTTTTTTGACTTCAAAGGCAATAGACAAATTTCATTAATAGAAACAGCTGACACAATGCCTTTAGAAAATCAAACTGTGCTTGTTAAAGACGGTAACGCAAATGCAGGTTGTATGTATTGGTTTGACGGAACTACTTGGAAAAAAGCACAAGAAAAAACTGGAATCAATCAAGCACCTTTATTTGACCTATGCGATGATGAAGGAAATAGTTTTGGTGATACAATTACATATCCAGCTAGTGATTTCAAAGGTTGTAGAGTATTTAATTACGCTGTTGGCGAAGGTACAAATGATGCAGAACTAGGCTTTCCTCTAACATACAAAAATATTAACAACACTGGTGATATAGTATTTGATTTTAGTTTGTTAAAAGACAAATTTACATACGAAGTAAGCAATCAAGTTTTTACAGTAGCAACTTCAACAGGCTTTTTGAAAAAGTATGAACACGTTGGCGAAACATTAGAATATATCAACGGTTGGGTAAAAGCACCTACAAACAGTAAACAATATATTATAAGAAGATATACAGGTCAAGAACGTACAAATAATTTTAACATTGATGTTTATAAAGAAAGCGGTTATTTAAATGACTTGAAAGTAATTGTTTATGTAAACAACGAAGTAAAAACTGAAGGCATAGACTTTAATTTTGCAATTGATTCTAACTATGACAAACGCATACAATTTTTTACAGATTTAAGTGTTGATGATATATTAATTATAAAAGCACATTCAAAGACTGCAACTAAAACTAGTGTAGGTTATTACGAAACACCTCATAACTTTGAAAGAAATCCACTCAACGAAGATATAACACAATTTACATTAGGTGAAGTGAGTGATCACGTGGATAGTGTTGCTGTTGAAGTACCAAACTTTGTAGGTAAACAACCAGGTGCTAACAATTTACGTGACTTAGGAAATGTGAAAAAATATGGACGTAAGTTTGTACAGCACAGTGGCCCAATCAATTTGCCTTTGTTCAGTATTAGCAATAAAGAAAATAATTTAATTGCAGCAATTAATTTTGCCAAAAATGAATACAGTAAATTCAAAAGAGCTTTTGTACAAGAAGCAGAAAACTTAAACTTATCTGGATCAATAAAAGAACAAGTTGATACAGTATTGCTAAGTTTGGTAAAAGATAAAAAACCTTCAATGCCATTTTATCAATCAGATATGTTAGGTATTGGCGCAAACAAAAAAATTACACACACTGTATTAGATACTGATTTAAAATTTTATGCTTTGAGCGCACCTTTTACACTTACACGTTTAAGCGAAAAAGCTGTAAACGTATATGTAAATGGTGAACAAGTTTGTAACAATTTAGACTTTACTTTTACATCAGAAGGCTTTGTACAGTTCAACAACGATTATGCCTTAGCAGTAGATGATGTAATTGAAATTTATGAATACGAAACAACAAACGGAAGTTATATTCCACAAACGCCAACAAAGTTGGGAATGTTTCCTGCGTACCATCCTAAAGTTTTTGTTGATACAACATATCAAGAAAATCAAACTGTAATTAGAGGACACGATGGTAGTATTATTATCGGATACCAAGACTATAGAGATGACTTGTTACTTGAGTTTGAAAAGAGAGTATTTAATAACTTAAAAGTTCCTTACAACAAAGATATTTTTGATGTATATGATTACATAAGTGGCGAATATAGAAATAGTAAAGTAGCAACAAAAGATTTGAACAGAATACTTATAAGTGATTTTGTAAATTGGTTATCTAAAGCAGGTAATGCAGACTATACAGAAAACACATTTGTACAAGAAGCAGCAACATTTACATATAACTATGGATTTGGTAGCAGCAAAAACAATAAACCATTGGCAGGTTTTTGGCGTGGTATCTATATAAACGCTTATGATACTGATTCACCTAATTTACGTCCTTGGGAAATGTTAGGTTTTTCTATTGAGCCTAGCTGGTGGGAAAGCAAGTATGGTCCTGCACCATATACAAGCGACAACAAAGTATTATGGGAAGATTTAGAAAAAGGTATCATAAGATCTTCTGACTTGATACGAACTGATAAAAGATTTATACGTCCAGGATTATCAAAACATATTCCTGTTGACCAAAGTGGAAATATTCTAAGTCCACTAGACAGTGGTTATGTAAACGAATTTAGTTTTGGTGTACAAAACGGACAGCCTTTTAAATTTGGCGATCACACACCAGCAGAAACTGCTTGGAGACGCAGCAGCGAATATCCTTTTGCTTTATTAAAAGCAATAATGATAAACAGACCCGCACAAGTTTTAGGCGTAGGTTTTGATAGATCAAGAATGAGCAGAAACTTGGTTGGACAACTTGTTTACAATGGTATCACAAGTCAGCGTATAAAATTATCTAATTTACTATTTACAAATACAGTAGTAAATGAACAAAATATTTTAACAGCAGGCTTTAATAATTACATCTACGATTATATGGCAAGTGACATTACAACTCAATACAGCGACTTTACTACAAAGCTACAAAATTTGCAACAAAAAATTGCTTTTAAAGTTGGAGGTTTTGCTGACAAAGAAAAATTAAAACTTGTGCTTGATAGTAAAAATCCTAGCAACAAAGGAAATGTTTTTGTACCTTTTGAAAATTATAAAATTGATTTAATACAAAGCTCGCCATTAACAACTGTAACTTATAGTGGTGTTATAATTGAAAAGCGTTCAAACGGATTTAAGATAAGTGGATACGACAA